CAAAATGTTCAAAGAAAGAGCAAAAAGAGCAATAGAAGGTCACCCAACTATGGGTAATAGTCCAGACTATGCTAATGTTGTTCCAGAACAACAAGGGTTTACAGGACCAACTTTCGGTAAAAAATTGGTTCAAGCTATTAAAGACTCAAATAAAAGGAGAGAAGATGCTGTTAAGGGTATTATTAGTTTTGGTGACGACATTGAAACAGTACCAGATAATTATGCACCAATGGCTAAATTTTCATCTTTGTCTGAGAGTGAAGACAAAACAAAAATGGATGACCCAGATGACATGTCACAATCAGACGCTTCTGGTGATGACTACGAAAAAGCTAGCAGAGAAATCGCTATGAAAGATAAAACTAACAATAAATCACAAATAAAAGAAGGAATGAAAAGATTAAAATTCAAACAAGAATTCAAAGGTGTTGGAAACGCTTTGAAGCTTATCCCTGAATCATATAGAGTTGATAACAAAGTATTTGAAATGACTGACGGTGTTGAGTCATACAGAATGCGTTGGGAGGGAACACTTACTGAAGGTAAAGCAATTGTGCTTATGGCTTCTGACAAAACCTTGGTTAACGAGGATATGCAAAAAATGAAACACCTTATGGGGTACAAATCTCAAGATACTCTTGGAACAGTTAAAGGTAAATCTAGAATTGATGAAAATGTTATTTTCTCTGATATCTGGAAAAAATCTGTAGTTCTTATTGAAGGTGAAGATATTGAATCACAAAAAGCTCCAGAGAAAAAAACTGACGAAAAAGTTGCTCAAGCTGGTGAAGCTAAAAAACATGTTAAGGGTTCAGAAACCACTGACAAAGGCACAAAAGCACCTGCTGCTAAAACTGGTTCAGCTGATTCATTAGAAAAAGTTAAAAAACAAGCACCAGACGCTAAAAAACACGTACAAGGTAGTGTTGAGAAAAAAGTAGGATTAGGTCTTGGTGACCAATCTGAAGGTGAAGGTGAATGGGACCAAATAGATGTACCACAAGCAGCTGCTCATGGTAATCCATCAAAAACTACATATGCTGCAAAACCAGCTACAGGTGAATGGGATAAAGCTAAACCAGCTCACGCGGCAGACGCTAAAAAACATGTTCACATGAAAGAAGGTATCCAATTAGGTGAAAGTTATTTCGCACCAATGGATGAAGCATGGATGGAAGAAATGATGAATGGTGGTATGGGTGAAAACTACATGGGTGAAGAAGAAGAATACGTTGATTACACAATGGGTAGAGACGATGAAGACCAATTACCAAACCCTCCAAGAGAACTTAATATCCCTATGGATGAAGAAATGGATTCTTTATATGAATTTGAAGAAGAAGAAAAAGACATGGATGAAATGGATTCATTGATGGAAGGTGAAGAAGAAGACGAAGAAGACTACGAAGACGAAGAATAAAAAAAAAATTAAAACCCTCTAAAATTTAGAGGGTTTTTTTTGTTTTACAAAATATTTATATAAAAACAATATATATTATGAGTATCTCAAAACTACAAGAAAAAATCGGTGTACAAGCCGATGGAGCCTTCGGGCCTAACACGCTAAAAAAAGCAATGGCGTTTTATAACATGACACCAGAAAGAGCAGCACATTTCTTTGGGCAAACTTCACATGAAACTGGTGGTTTCGCAAAATTCAGCGAAAATTTAAATTATTCAGCACAAGGATTACAAGGTATCTTTGGTAAGTATTTCCCAGGTACGCTTGAGGAATCTTACGCTCGTCAACCAGAAAAGATTGCAAACAGAGTTTACGCATCTAGAATGGGTAACGGAGATGAGAAATCTGGCGATGGATGGAAATTCAGAGGTAGAGGAGCGCTTCAATTAACTGGTAAGGATAATTACAAATTATTCTCTGAAAGCCTTAAAAGACCTGAAATTATGACAAACCCAGATTTAGTTGCTGGAGAGTTAGCTTTTGAATCAGCTATTTTCTTTTTCAATAAAAACAAATTATGGGATATTTGCGACAAAGGTGTTAACGATGCTTCAATTTTAGCGTTAACCAAAAGAATTAACGGTGGAACTCACGGTCTAGATGATAGAACTGAGAAAACAAAAAAATACTACGGTTGGTTAACAGCATAACCAAAAAGTATTTATTTTTCTAATGTTATTCATATATTATAATAAAACATTAGAATGAATGAAAATTACGATAAATCTAGATTTCTAGCGTACATACATCAGCCCATGAGTTGGGAAGCCATTCAAATGATATACACTAAAAATAATATACTATTTCAAAAGTGTGAACTCTTTAATGATTTTGTTAAGAGTTTATTATTGAAGGTTTTCGAAACTTACATGGGCGATGATGTTACGAATCAAAACGAACAACTTAACCATTTTAATTGGTGTTGGGTTAAAACCCTTGAGGGTTTTGAAGGTGAAGGTTTTTTATTTAATAATGATAATCTATATCATTATTTTTTAGAATTTTGTTTTGAAGTATTTTATTCCAATAAAGATAAATCAAAACAAGGATTTGAAATAGGTATTTTAAATATTTGGAATGACCTATTTAATTACAATAAAACAAAAACAAATTCAGATGTTGATGCGTTGGTTGAGATATATTCATTAATGGATATTTCATTAAAAACCAATAAAAAATGAGTTTTACTATTTATTTTTAAAAATAAATGTTTAGTTTTAGGTAATTATGGAAACTAATAGAACAATACAAGCTTTATTGATGAGTTATTCCACTGACCAACTTATGGTTGAAGATGATTTGGAAAGAGCTATCAATGATAAAAATAAACCTCTAACTGAAAAATTAATTGAGGTTAAACGATTGTTGGTAAAATTAACAACAATTGAACAAAGCGTGGTTAAACTACAAGCTATGCTACAAAATAACAATAATAATGATTTAAAAAAAGATTAAAAATGGAAAATTTTAACGAATTAAAAGAAACATTATTAGCATTAGAAGAAGATGTTAATAAATTTTATGAAAAAAACAATAAAGCAGCTGGTGTAAGACTTAGAAAAGGATTGCAAGATATCAAAGCTATGGCTCAAACTATTAGAGTAGACGTTTCTACTAAAAATAAAGAATCTAAATAATAAAAATATGTTTGAAGTTTTACTTAATAAATTATTTATGTTTTTGTTTTTCGTTTCATTACTAAATTCAATTAGACATGCATATTATTTTATCCAAGCAATTGTTTCATCAACTGAGGAACAACAATTAAAATATGTGATTTCAAAAACATCATTAATATTGTTAGGTTTATCAATAGGATATATTTTATCTGTTATTTTTACAGGTATTAAAATTTAAAAATATGTCAAGTATTCAAAAAGCTTTAGATTCATTACAGCCTTATGTTATAGGTATTAGGTATCTAGAAGGATTACCTTTAATTGATACAGTGTTTAAAGAAGGGTGGACAGTTCCAGAGGACCCAGCAATCACTAAAGTTAAGGGTGATGAAGGAATGAATTACTATATGATTTATAGTGAAAAAAAAGGGATTGGGATTGATGAATTATTGTCTTTTGTTGATAAAACAATTAAATTAAATCTTGAAAGAGAAAAAAAACATGAATTATTAAGAGTTAAAGTTGAAGAACTTAAAAAATTATTTAAAGAAAATTCATTAACAAAACTTTCTAGATTAAAATTTAGTTTTTCAGAAGAAGACATAGTGCCGTCTTTAGGTGAGTTTGATTTAAACATTGACGAAGATGTTGAACCACAAGACATCCAACCAAGTGAAAATTATCAAGAACCTATTATCTATACTTCTGAAATGATAGACAATATGGGTGTTGAAGAAATGTCTGAAACAATGACAACTCCACAATACTTAGATGAAAACGGAAAACCAATTCAATTTACAGAAGAAGAATTGGAAATGATGGAAGAAGAAGCGAGAGCTGAAAGAAATCGAAAAATGTTTAAAAACAAAAAAAACGGGATGGCTAGCAAAATAGAGTTACCACCTAGATAAAAAAAAGCCTTAGAAATTTCTAAGGCTTTTTTAATTAAAACAATAACATTAAGAAAATGCTCTTTCAAGTAACTCTTGAAAAGTATGTATCAACCAGACTCCTCCAGCTGATAATAATCCGTTTAGGAAAATCACTAAATAAAAATCGGTTACGCCCATAGAACCAACAGGTGTTAAATCTGAATAACCAAAATAAATAAAAATGAACGATATCGCAAAACCCATCCATGTACCTAAGCACATAAAACAAGTGAATAGTTTATGTAAACTATAACCACCAGTCCCATATTTACTTAAGAAATTTCTGAAACTTTCGAATAAAGACCCATAAATTAAATTATTACATGCCCCATAACAAATCAGTAAAAAAACAATTGTATTCATAATTTTTATTAAATATAAACATAATATATAAATTAGTCAATATTTATAATAAAAAAAAACATGAAGAATTTTATAAAAAAATTACTTAGAGAAACCATAGATAGAATCATAAAATGTAAAAAATGTGGTTGGTCTTGGAAAGAATCTGAATCTTCAAAAGAAGATTTGTATGTTTGTCATAAATGTGGGTTTGATAATGAATCAAATTATATTGACAAAAACAAAAATAACTAGTATATTTAATAAAAAAAAATATGGACGATAAAATAATAAGTAGAGAACAGTCGTTGGCTGATAAAGATGTGTTGGTTGAAAAATATAAAACAGCACTTAAAAAAACACAATTTATAAACGAAGTTAAAAACGGCCTTGGTGATGAGATTAAAAAAAACCCAAAACCTAAAGTGATTAAAAAAAGCTTCACATCAAAAATAATATCAGCAATAAAAAAAGTGTTTACTAAATTTTAATATGAACTTTGATAAATTAATTGAAACAGTTTCCGAAATATTCGAAAATGAGAAAATAGAAAAAAATGGTCTGGTGCTAACCTACCAATTACATCCAAAAGCCCACTTGTCGATGAACTTAGAATTACTACAAAAAACACAAGGTGTTAATACCAATTTTGAACCAGTTGATGAATTTGAAGTTGAAATTAGTGGTATTTTAATAAAATTTGTTAAAAAAAATTACGAAGAATAAAAAAAAGTAGTATATTTGCCAAAAATAATTAATGGCAAAGACAAAGAAAATACTTGAAGACTTTGGTGATTACGATTATGTAGTCGGATTAGACGAGGTTGGTCGTGGAGCTGGCGCTGGGCCAGTTGTAACAGCAGCTGTGATAATGCCTAAGGGTTTTAAATCAGAACTAATAAGAGATAGCAAACAACTTACCGAAAAACAACGCAAAGACGCATACAAATTAATTATGGATAATGCGATTGATGTTGTATGCGAAGCTGTCTCAGCCATTGATATCAACGAAATAGGTATCAACCCAGCAACATTCAAAGCAATGCACCTATGTTTAGATAAACTAACCAAAACACCAGAACACATACTTGTGGATGGCACCGTATGGGAAAAATACTCAGATACGCCAGTAACAACAGTACCTAAGGGTGACGATACATACACATGTATAGCAGCAGCTGCTATAGTAGCTAAAGTTAGACGTGATGAATACATGGGTAAAATACACAAACTACACCCACAATACGAATGGAGTGGTAATAAGGGTTATTTAAGTGCTGGACACATAGCCGCTATAAAACAATACGGCTCATGTAGGTATCATAGGACACAATATATAAAAAACTTTGTATCCTAAATCACTGAAAATCAACAAACAAAAAAATATTTTAAAAAAAGTTGCAAAAAAATTTGACACGGACTAAAAAACTTCGTATCTTTGCATCACTGAAATAAATAATAAACTTTAAAAACAAATATTATGAGCACTTTATTAAAAGCTATGCAAACTAACAATTCTTTAACTGAAAACGGAATGACTACAAATTCAAGTTCTTTGAATTTATGTGTTGATTTATTTTTTCAAATTGGTGCAATGAGAGGTCAAGATAAAACTAGACTTATCAATGTGTTTACCAAAGCTTTTGGTGAGAACCCGTTAAACGCTATGCGTTTGCTTTTTTGGGCTCGTGATGTTCGTGGTGGTGCTGGTGAGAGACAAATTTTCAGAGACATAATTGAATATTTAGCTAAAAACCGTACAGAGGTTCTTGCTAAGAACTTACATTTGATTAGTGAGTTTGGTCGTTGGGATGATTTATTTATGATGATTGGAACACCTTTAGAAACACAAGCGTTAGGTTTATATGCTGAAGGTTTGACTAGTAAAAATGGTTTAGCTGCAAAATGGGCTCCACGTCCAAATGTTGGTAATCGTGAGAAAAAAAGATGGGCAACCACTTTAAGAAAATATATGGGTATGTCACCAAAAGACTACCGTAAAATGTTAGTTGAAAATTCTAACACAGTTGAGCAATTAATGTGTTCTAGAGAATTCTCTTTAATTGATTACTCTAAATTGCCTTCAAAAGCTATGAGTGATTACATGAAAGCGTTCTCTAAAAACGACTTAGCTCGTTTTCAAGAATACTTAACAAGTGTTGAAAAAGGTGAAACCAAAATCAATGCTGGTGCCGTATACCCATACGACATCATCAAAAACCTTAAACAAGGTAATACCAAAGGTGCTGATGTTCAATGGAACGCGTTACCAAACTACATGGAAAACAACAACGAAAGAGTGTTGCCATTGGTTGACGTATCTGGTTCTATGGAAACACCAGCGGGTAGTAACGCTAATGTTACTTGTATGGATGTATCAATCTCATTGGGGTTATACATTTCAGAAAGAAACGTTGGTCCATTCAAAGACGCGTTTATTACTTTCCACGAATCACCATCATTAGAAATAGTGAAAGGTAGTTTGTCAGAAAGATACCGTCAAATGGCACGTTCAAAATGGGGTGGTAGTACTAATTTAGAAGCAGCTTTCAAGTTGATTTTAAATAAAGCTGTTGCTTCTAATGTTGCACCTGAGGAAATGCCAACAATGATGTTAATCCTATCAGATATGGAGTTTGACTCTGCTGTAGGTAGTCGTTGGGGTGGTCAAGGTTCTTGGAACCCAACTGCTCAACAAATGATTGAAAAAATGTATAACGATGCTGGGTACGAAGTGCCAAAAATCGTTTTCTGGAACATTCAATCAAGAGGTGATAACAACAAACCAGTTCACTTTGATAAAAATGGAACTGCGCTTGTATCTGGGTTCAGCCCAGCTTTACTTACCAACTTGTTGGCTGGTAAAGAAATGACACCATTAGCAATGATGATGTCAGTTATCGGCTCAGAGCGTTACGCTAGCGTAACTGTTTAATAAGGGTGAGGTGGGAAACTGCCTCATTTTTATCAAGATTGTCATTGAAAGATGTATACCGCAAGCTATCTACAAATATTTATGATTCAGTACTTAGTTAATGTAGGTCTTCCCAGCAACCTCTAAATTTATTTTTAATGTTGGGAAACTTCAAACAGGGTTTAGAAGTAAAAGCCCCAACATCTTGAGACAATTAAAATAAAACCTTCCATATATGGAGGGTTTTTTTGTTTTATATTATTTACATATTTTTTATTTTTCGGTATATTTAAAATAAAATGAAAAAACTATTAATTAAAGAGGTAGACCGTTATTATAGTAGTAATAAAAAAGGTAAATATATTAGTGAATTTTTAATCTATGTTAAAATTGATGACCAAAATTTAAAATGTGAAACTGCTATTGGTGATAATGAAAAAAAAGAAATTGTTAACGAACTAATTTTAATACATTTTTACGATTACAACACAAAAGAAATCCTTAATTCAATAGAAGAAATAACATTATTTAATAAAAACTAAAATGGAAAACAACCACCCACTTATCCTAGTATTTTACTTGGACGCTGAAATGATGCAAAACCAACAAATTATTCAACCATTTGCCGAATCGGTAAATCTTATGATTGAACAAAAAAATTCTAACATGATGGCATTCTTTTTACCAACTACTGGTGAGGAACGAGTAGAATGTATCAACCCAGTAATGCTTTCAGAACCAGATATGGAGAAAGTACAACAAATGATTAAAGAGATTCAAGAACAGTTTTCAGTAGGTGTTGATATGGATATTGAAGATATTGAAATTGAAAATAATCCATGCGAATGCGGTGGAGATTGTAATTGTGGTAAATATGAATAATCAAGATAAAGCAATAATATATGACAATTGTCTTAGAGAAAGTGATTCACTTCAAAGACAAAATTCTAAATTAAAATCTGAATATGTTGGTAATATACCAAATAATATTCAACAACAAATAGATAGAAATGATAAGAGAATAGCTGAGTTGGTAACAAAATTAGAAAACTTATTTAAATAAAATTAAACCCAGAAATTTTCTGGGTTTTTTAATGTAACGTACTTTGTCTTCGTATTTTAGGGTAAGACCAACCTGTTTCATCATGTATCACATCATATAATCTACCTATATTAGACTTAGTTGCTGTCCCCATAAATAAAAGACTTTTTATTTTTTGTTTTTTAGCTATTTTAGCAAGTGTATGGTGTAACCTTTGAGCTTCTTCTAAATTCTTACATAAAACCATATCAAATTGGTCCTCATTATATATTAACAATTTGTTATAAACAACTATGATTTGTTTAACAGTTTTTTTAGAATGTGCGTTAAGCATAAGTCTTTTAACTATTTCACGTATTGTTGGTCTTTCACCGTTTTTATAACCAATACCATAAATCATAAATGTTTCTTCAAGCTCATAATCTTGAGATGTTAAAATAGTCCAATCACCCAAGGGTTCTTCAGTGTATAACTTACCATAACCATCTCTAAGGGTTCTAAATGTATCACCCTCTTCAGTTGGTTTTGTCACAGCAATCTCGTATTTTACAGGTATAATTTTATTACTATTAACAAAACGTTTAGGAAACAAAACATTATTTTCTTCTTTTATTTTATGGTAACGTGTAAAAATAGTTTCTAGGGTTCTAGCTCTATGAATTGTTTTTTTATATTCGCCGTTACACAATAATACAACTCTATATGTCATCTATTTGCATTTTTAATATAATTTAAGTATATTTGCTAAAAAATAAATACAAACTATGAGCAAAAAAGATTATTATGAAGTTTTAGGTCTTAATAAGGCTGCTACTGCTGAAGAAATCAAAAAAACCTATAGAAAATTAGCAAAAGAACACCATCCAGATAAGGGCGGTGATGAAACACTATTTAAAGAAATTTCAGAAGCTTATGAAGTTTTATCTGATAAAGATAAAAAAGCCAAATACGATAGATTTGGTCATTCTCATGATAATATAGGTGGGTATGATGATATGCAAAATGGTTTCCATGATATGTTCAGTCAATTTTTTAGACAAAAACAAGCTAGAGAACGCGTGGGTGAAAATATGACCTTAACTGTAAAATTAACACTAGAAGAAATTTTTACAGGTGTTAAAAAGAAATATAACTACAATAGAAATGTTTCTTGTACTGACTGTTCTGGACATGGTGGTTCTGAACCACAAGAATGTTCTACATGTAATGGAAGTGGTCAGATTAGACAAGTCACTAGAACACCTTTTGGTTTTATGGAAAACATAAATGATTGTCATGTTTGTAGTGGTACTGGAACAACTTTTAAAAACGAATGTAAAACTTGTAGTGGTAGTGGTTTAGTAAAAAAACAAGAACTAGTTGAAGTAGACATACCAACTGGAATCCAAGATGGTATGGCATTTGTTATGGGTGGTAAAGGCCATGGTGTTAAAAGCGGAAGAGAAGGTGATTTAATTATACGAATATCCGAATTACCACACGAAAAATTCACTAGAGTTGGTTCGGAACTAAAATTAAAACTTAAATTAGAATACCATCAGTTGGTATTGGGTGATAAAGTTGAAATAAACACCATAGAAGGTGGTAAAATTAGAATACCAATATCAGAATACAGTCAAATTGGGCAAAACCTTAAAATACCGTTTAAAGGTCTCAGAGAGCTAAATACAGACAAACGTGGTGATTTAATTGTTACTTTGGATGTGAATATACCAAAAACTCTAGATGATAGCTTAAAAGCTATTATAATCAATTTAAAAGAAGAGTACGAAAAAAAACAAACGGAAAGTTTGTAAATTAGAATATTAATTAGTATTTTTGTAAAACAATAACATTATATAAAATTTTTTAAAAACAATGGCTAGATACGAAGAACCATTTGAAGACACAACAGACTTGTATACTAAACACATAGAAAGAGCAGGTCTATCTAATTTCATTAACATTACTGTGTTAACTAACAATAAAGCTAAAGACGTTTACAAGGTAAACAAAGCTAACGAATTGTTAAAATACAGAACTGGTGATGATATCATCATCGTTATCAACGAAAACGTCTTAGATAAACTTGATGACGCTGATAAAGAAATGGTGATTGAAGAATCTATTTCTTCAATCCACTATAACACTGAAAAAGACAGAATTGAGATTTCTAAACCAGACGTTGTTACGTTTAGTGGTATTTTATCTAAACACGGTTTCGATAAATGGAATCGAGTTAGAGAAACTATAAGTTTGTTATTCGAATCAGAAAAACAAACAGAGGCAGAAAACGCTGAGTAATGTTCAAAGAACAGATTGCTGAAATAAACCCAGAAGCGTTATTAGTTGATGGGTTTGACGAAGCTATTATAGGCATGGCCGAGAGAATAAATCTCGGCCCTGTTGTTGCCTATGACGTAGAAAAAATAATCGAAATACTTGCTAAAGACATGGAAGTTGATATTGACGACATTACGGATGGTCAATCAATTGAAGAAGTTCAAATTAGTATGGCTTACGAATATTTTTATTTTAATATCCAAGGAGCTTGGATGGGTGACTACACACCAATTTTTATTAGTAAACTACAAAATTAAATAAAATGAATTACGCACAAGAATTTAAAGATTACGCTATCAAACACATGGGTATTAGCTCATGTCAATTTCAAGCATGGGAAGATGTTCAAACTAGAATATATGGTCCATCAGCTTCACTAACACCTTACATCTTAGAAGAAAGAGAATTGCGTGTTACACAAATGGATATTTTTTCCAGACTTATGATGGATAGAATCATTTGGTTAGCTGGACCTGTTAACGATAGAATGAGTACTGTTGTTCAAGCACAGTTAATGTTCTTAGACAATTTAGAAGTTAAGGATGTTACGTTACATGTTGATACACCAGGTGGGTCAGTAAAATCAGGCCTTTCAATCGTTGATGTGATGAACTACGTTTCATCTGATATCATTACAGTAAACACTGGTATGGCTGCAAGTATGGGTAGTATCTTATTAGGTGCTGGTACCAAAGGTAAACGCTTCACATTACCAAATAGTAGAGTAATGTTACACCAAGTATCAACAGGTGCCCAAGGTAACATTCAAGATATCAGACGTTCAATCGCTGAGGGTGAAAAATATAACACAACATTATTTAACATGCTTGGAGAATTTACTGACAAAACACCAGAACAAGTTCTTAAAGATGCTGAAAGAGATTTTTGGATGAATGGTGAAGAAGCGTTGGCTTATGGTATTGTTGATGGTGTTATAACAAACAAAAAGAAAAAATAATTATAAATAAACTTGCATTTTATAAAAAATGTTAGTATATTTGTAAAAAGATTTAGGATATGCGGGTTTTTTAATGTGTGCCCGCATATTTATAAATCACAAGTTCTTAGAAAAATATGGGGTTGGTTGGTTTTGATTGGGTATAGTCGTAAACTGTAAGCATGTAGTGCTAGATTGGAAGCACTTTAATCTGTCTATTAAACATTGAATTGACAACGATTTTATCGTATCTGAAAATTTCCTTGATGAAGCTGTAATGGTTTCTAACGGAGAGTTAGCAGTAGCTTAAAACTGCAAATAGTGGTAATCCACTTGATAGTGATAATTCACTAAATAATGGTACACCATTCATCTTTATTATTGGATGCCATCGATAATATATTCTGGCGCTAGAAGAAAAATTGTAGCTAAACATGTAGAAAACATTTGAAGAATACTCAAGACGCGGGTTCGATTCCCGTCAGCTCCTCTCTTTAAAAAGATTCAGTTAATTTTACCGAAAACATACTGAAATAAAAACCCCTAGTAAATTGTCGCTTACTAGGGGTTTAACTTTTTAATGCAATACCTTATTTTTTAGGTGGTTTGCATCCACATCCTTTGTTTTTCATAGTACTAATTATTTAATGAAGTGTTATAACAATTATAAATATCTTATAAAAAATATTAATTATGTTTTTCGATAAAAAATATACTGTCACATTCCTAAATAGTAAATGGGAAATTGTAAAATCTAATGTCAAATTAATCTCAATTCCACAAAGAAACGAATATATTTACATTAATAATAAATATTACGATGTTATCAACGTGATTCATTCGATTGATAAAACACATAAAATACATATTGTTATAGAAGAAACTGAGGAAAAATATGATTTAAATAAAAAAAAATAAAAAAAGTTGTAAAAAAACTTGACATGAGTCGAAACTTTTAGTATCTTTGCATATATTTATTACAATACGTTCTTAAACAACATATCTAAAAAGATGATTTCTGCAAACAGATATCTACAACTATGAGAAGGAGTAACTAGTCTCCATCGGACATTACTGACAACATTGAAATACCATGAGTCGCTATTGTCACACGAAAGTGAAAAAAACTGGGAGTGTTGTGAGGACACTTTAAATCTACTACCGTGAGCACGTTAGTCACGTAAAACAAAGCGAACTATCATCTTGAGATAACTTATATGGTTAAAGAATCTTTTCAGCAAACTAAAACTCTATTTTTAATTTGATAAAAAAACACAGAAAAAAAGAGATTCTGACCAAAAGTGGTAGAAGTTAAGTCTTTATCTGAAAGATTGCCTTAAAAAGCATTTTCTAGGATAGCTGGTTCATAGCCAGCCTACCGCACTAACATTGCGGGGTAGAGCAGTAGGTAGCTCGCAAGGCTCATAACCTTGAGGTCGTCCGTTCGAGTCGGGCCCCCGCTACTGGAGACTTTTTTGTACTTTTCAGTTTTCTGAGATATTTATTATTAAAGAAATTGAAATGGCAAGAAAAGAAAAAAACATACACTACATTTATAAAACAACGTGTAATATAACAGGACGATGGTACATCGGAATGCATAGCACGTATAACTTAGAAGATGGTTATATAGGTAGTGGTAAAACATTAAGACGTTCTATTAGAAAATACGGTAAAGAAAATCACACAAAAGAGATTCTAGAATTTTTAGAAAATAGAGAAGAATTAGCTAAAAGAGAAAAAGAAATTGTTAATAAAGAATTAATTTCAGATTCCAAATGTATGAATTTGGCTCTTGGTGGTGAAGGTGGTGGTTTTATCAATGAAGAACATATGTTTAAATGTGTTAAAGCTGGTAGAAAAAAAACTGACGAAGTTTTAAAAGAAAAGTTCGGTGGTGATGAAAACTGGTTAAGTAGATTCAATTCTCATGTTAATAAAATAGCTTGGGAAAATGAAGAATACAGACAGAATAAATTAAAAAATCTAGATTGGACTGGTAAAAATCATGCTGAAGAATCTAAACGTTTAATCTCTGAAAAAAGAAAAGGTACTGGTATTGGTGAAACAAATAGTCAATACGGTACGTGTTGGATAACCAGAGACGGTGCTAACAAAAAGATAAAAAAAGAAAACCTTGAAACTTATCTGAACGAAGGTTGGGTTAAGGGTAGAAAATAAAATACATCGCGGAATGGTGGAAATGGTAACATGCTAGGCTCATAACCTAGAGGAGCAGTAACACTGTGTTGTAGGTTCGAATCCTACTTCCGCAACTAGAAGAATAGATTCAGCAATTTAATGTTTAGGATACAACAAAGACTATTCTGTAAAAATTAAAACCCATAGCAATATGGGTTTTTCTATTTAAACTAATAATTAAATTAAAACACAAAAACCAATGGAAAAGATTAAACTTGAAATTCGTGGTGCAGAGGGCGGGACCGATGCAAAGCTATTGGTGTGTGAAATGAAAGACATTTACACCAAAGCAGCAAACATTAATAACATCGGATGAATAACCGATGAAGAAAGAGATGGCTATGTTAGCATATGACTAACTGGTAAAAATGTCAAAAAAATCTTCGAAAACGAAATTGGTAACCACAGGTGGCAAAGAGTCCCACCAACCGAACGTAAGGGAAGAGTCCACACTAGTTCAATAACAGTAGCACTTATGCAAGAAAACGATTACAAAGAAGTAGAGATACATCCAAGTGAATATCGTTTAGAAACAACTAGAGGGACTGGGAATGGTGGTCAACATAAGAACACTACAGATTCATGTGTTGTGGTAACACATCACGCTACAGGAATCAAAGTTGTTCGAGATGGAAGAGACCAACATAAAAACAAAGAAGATGCCTTAAAAGAGCTTAAAAAGCGTGTGAACGAGTTCTATAGAACTGGTCACACTGAAGACATAGTTGAAGAACGCAGAGACCAAATCGGGAAGGGTGATAGAGGTGATAAACGAAGAACCTACAGAGTTAAAGATGGTGTTGTAATCGACCATATCACAGAAAAGACTGCAAATATAAAAGACATATACAGAGGTAAAATACAATTACTATCGTAATAAAAAAAAAAAGGGTGAAAATTTCACCCTTTTTTATTTGTACATAAGTAAAAAAATCGGTATCTTTGTAAAAAAATCTTTAAATATGAAAAACAATCCTTTAATTATTGTTATTTTTTGGATATTATGGGTGGTTGGGTTAGATTACATTTCCGAGTATGTGATTAGCAGACCAACAGACGGTTCTGTTCAATTCTTATCCTTAATCTTTGTATTAGCAATGACTGTATTGTTAGTTAAAAAGACTTATTTGTATATTATTAACAATTTAAATAAATAAAAACCATGATTTCAACAATTATTATTGTTTTATCGCTAATAATGGCGATAGTAATCGCTCTTTCCACAAGAGAATCGAGCACAAAACAAACCAACTGGGGAACAGAATTTAATAGTGTTTGGTTAATTAAACCAATACTAATATTAGTTTTGGGTCTTACGTTAGGTTTTACTCAACCTTACAAATTAGATAGGGTCGATGCTGGTAACGTAGGTATCAAAGTCAACTTATCTGGTGATGCACGCGGTGTATCAAAGTATGAATACAAAACTGGTTGGGTAGTATTCAATACATGGACTGAACAACTTTATCAGTTTCCAGTTTTCCAACAAACTATTGGATATGAAAAACAACAAGTTATAACCAAAGGTGGTTTCCCAGCGACAATTCACCCAAGTTTTAACTATTCATTAAAAGCTGGTGCTGTTGGTGATATGTTCCAGAATTTACGTTTGGATATTAAATCAGTAGAACAAGGTTGGTTACAAACAGCCATAGTTGGTGCTATTAATGACGTTGCTAATAAATGGGAGGTTGATAAAATCTTTAACGAGCGTGAACAATTTGAAGCTGCGATTAAAACTGAATGTAACAAGCGTTTATCTAAATGGTTTACCGTGTCACAATTAAGAACAAACATTGTTCCACCACAATCCTTACAAGAAACAATTATAGCTAAAACTAGAGCGATTCAACAAGCACAAGCTGAGGACCAAAAAGCTCTTACAGCTGAAGCTGAAGCTAGAAAGAAAGTGGCTATTGCTAATGGTGATGCACAACAAACAATTATCGCGGCTAAAGCACAAGCAGAAGCTATGAGAATTAGAAAACAAGAAATCACTCCGTTGTATGTTGAATACTTAAAATGGATTGACATCAACCCTAACACACCAAGGGTACCACAAGTTGTGGGTAGCACAGCAGTGTTAAATCAACTTAAAAACTAAAACAAGAAATCTACTGTGAAAGGTAGAGTTTCTTCTAATTTAAAAACAAAAACAAATGGCAGAAAACAAGACAATTAAAGTTTGTGCTACAGAATCGTATTGTAGTTACATGATTAGAGAAGACATCACAATCAACGTTGATGATTATCCAGAGTTAGAAGGTATGACTGATGAGGAAATCACAGAATACATTGAATCTAACTCGGAAAACATGTTTAAAAAAGATGATGAAGAGAAAGTTTATTCATTATGGGATGAAATGATGGAACAAGATATTGTTCGTGATAAAATCACTGGTGAAGAGTTTAGTGTGATAGTAGAAATAGACGACGAGGAATAATGTTTAAAAAAATGCTTATTATAGGTCACGCTCGCCACGCGAAAGATACGTTAGCTGAAATATGGCGAGATAATTATGGTCTTACGTTCAAATCATCATCACAAGCTGCTGCTAATATTTTCTTGTATGACACCTTAAAAGACAAGTATGGTTATACAACACCAGAAGAATGTTTCGAAGATAGAGTAAACCACAGAGCTGAATGGAAACAATTGATTTGTGATTATAACAAAGACGACAGAGCCAAGTTAGCTAAGGGTATCCTAGAACAATCAGATTGTTATGTAGGTATGCGTGATAGAGAAGAAATAAACGAGTGTATGCGCCAAGGATTATTTGACATAATCATTTGGGTTGACGCATCAGAAAGATTACCATTGGAAGACCCTTCATCATTTGATATTGACAAAACATGCGCTGATATCATCATTGAAAACAATGGAACTTTCGAAGAATTCAAAGAGAAAGTTTTAAGACTTGGAAAATTTTTGAAGTAATAATAAATTAGGGCCCAGCGGGGTCCTTTTTTATTTTATTGAATATTTATAGGTATGAAAGATACGATTAAACAATTACTTAGAGAGGCATTAGGTGTGCCAGACAATATAACAAATGTTGGTGTTGAAGTTTATAATAAAGTTTTAGATTATTTAAACCAACAACCAGCAGATATGCTTATGACTGATATTCCAAATAAAATTAAAATAACTGGTGAGTATAAAGTTGGTGATGCTGTGTTTAATAAAGTTAAACTTAAATTAAATACTAAGGTATTAAACCGTCATGACAACAATTTACCTAAAGTTTATGGTATGGCTTTTAGAAATAAAAGCGAGTTTGATGTTCAATTATTTAGAAATATTTCTGTAGGTAAAGACGGCTCTGTTTATCTATTCATTGAAATTGCAATAAACAAAACAACAACGGTAGAAGAAGTATTAGAAGAATTTGTTAAAGAAAAGATTAAATTAACAATGTCTTTAACTCATGAGTTAAAACATGCTTACGATATGTATAAAAAGAAAGTGTCTAAAATACATAGAAATAGTGAATATGGTGTTTTTACCGATATGAGAACAAACATACCACCTTTGGACCAATTTATACATGATTTATATTTTACTACTAATGCTGAAAATTTAGTTAGAGCAACAGAAGTAGCATCAAATATAGAACAAGTAGGTATCACCAAAAAACAATTTTTAAATTTTTTGGAAACTGATGACACGTATCAAAACCTAAAAAGGATAAATTCATTCTCTTTAGATGAGTTGATAAATGATTTGAAACAACATAAAGATAGAATAATTAAGGTATTAGACGATGCTGGATACAAAATACCATCATCTGAGGATGATTTAATTAGTCTTTTATTGAAACTTACATATGAATTAATACAAAAGCGTAAATTTGAGTCTTACAAAGCCGCTGCTAGATTAAATGACCCTTTTGTTGCTATGTTATTACAAGGTGATTCGGTTTCTAGAAAAGAAATTAAAGATTATGTTGACACTTTAAAACGATTTGATAATTATCAACAGTTCTTCAATTATGAACAAAAAAACTTTAAAACCGTAACCGATAAGTTATTAAAGAAAATTCATAAATTATACGCTATGGCAAAAGATGATAACCAGTCAGATGTAATGCAAAAAATAAACGCTAGAACAACCAATGAATCTATTTTAGATTGGGATTTATACTACGAAGCAAATAACATAAGTGAAACAAACCCTTTTAAAAAAGATGAAGAATCTAATTAAACAATTACTTAGAGAAAACTTACAATTGGCTGATAAGGTTTATTTCAATTCTGGGAAGTTATCACCTAGAGTTAGAGAAATAATTACACGTATCACCAATGGTGACCCATATACCAAAATAATGACTGACATCTACTATACGATGTTAACCAATAATCATAGAACTGGTGAATGGGCTATGAAACACTTAGACCCAGAACATCAAGAAACTGAAAAACCAGAAAATGATGTGATGAGTACACCTGATTTGCAAAAATTAAGACCAATATACAACCAATTAAAAGAATACAATAAAAATGTATTCCCCATCAAAGGTTTCAACATCAATGGTGTTCAAGATACAAATGATTTAATTAGAGCGTTGATTCAGCGTGAAAAAATAATCAATATTTTCAATGAATGGCCATCTATTGCTAAAAGAAATATGAAATCTGATATTAAAACAGAAAGAAATGGTAATGAAATGAATCGTTATAGAGATGAGTTAGAATATGTTGATACAGATATCAATCAATTACAAAATAGAAATGAAAACGCTAGAAATAAAATTTTAGGTAAAATTTTTAAAAACAATACAAGACTTGATGATGTTATTGATTTTGTAAATGATAAAGAAGGTCTTCTAGGTGGGACTGATTTAACTAGAGAACAAATAAACCAAATACTTAAAGACGATAAAGAAAATGCTAATGGATTAGAAGTAGTTTACCAAAAGGGTGATATTATGATTATTGAAGTTTCTGAACCAGAAAGTATTAAAAAAATTGGTTGTAATTCTTTGTGGTGTTTTACCTATAATAGAAAAGGTGATGCTTTAAATTTGGATGATTGGTTTAAAAATACTACCAATGATATTTGTTATATCATTATTGATTTTTCAGAACCATCTGATTCTGAATATTTCATGCATGTATTAACAAAACCTCTTAGATATGATTATTCAGATTATGGTGAAACTGGTTATCAAAGACTTTACACTATGGCTGATAGGGATATTCACGATGAAGAAGAAGAAGAATATGGTGTAAATGCTTATATTGAAAGATTTTTAGATTTACCAACAGCAATGAAAATAATGAATTTTGATGAAAAACCATCAAAACAAAAAAGGGTTAAAACAAACTCTAATCAATTACAACTGGGTTTAAATGAATCTAAAAATACGATAAAAAACATTCTTACAGAAAGTTTAATAACTGAAGCTATCTTTAACATAGATGATGATGTAGATATGATTTATGATACTTTTTTTAAAGAAGATTTAGAGCAATTATTAACAACTAGAAAATTATCAAACGGGATGTTTTATCCGACAATTACTGATACTAGGATTTTATCAAACCCATTGTGTGTTGAAGCTAATGAAAAGAATCCTAGTAGAATTTTTATTAACGCTAAAGATAAAGGTAACACGTATAACCCAAACACTAGGGTGATTAGTATAACAGTGTCTATAGCTGCTATTGATTTTATTAAAGCGAATAACAATAATTTAGATGAAGCGTTAGATAATTTAGATGACCAATACGTAAGACAGTTTAAATCAGATTTGTCTGAAGAAAAAATAAAAGGTAGTATTTATCATGAATTTTCACATTGGTTGGATGATACATTTCATAACAGAAAAGTGAAAAGAGCTGTTGATAAATTTATAGCTAAAGGTAAAAAAGTTGGAAAAAATAATATGCCAATCGATGCTGATAAATTAGAAATCCAAGCCCAAATCCATAATATTCATCAATTAAAAAGAAAATATGGTGATATTTGGGATGAGTTAACCTTTGATGAAATGATGGACAAATCAATAAGTATTAAAGTTGTTTATAAAATGTTACCATTAAAATACAGAGATAGATGGGTTAGAGATTTAAAAACTAGAATGTATCGCGAAGGTCTTTTAGGGAAAAAAATGTATTAAAATTTGGTTATAATAAAATAATTCGTATCTTTGCAAAATGAAAACACAAATAAAACAAATACTTAGAGAAGGACTTACAATGGAAGAAAGAATTAAATTTGACTTCCAAATACCATCAGATATAATTGAAATCCAAAAGGTGTTCACCAAAAACGGATATAAATTATATGTGGTTGGTGGAGCTGTGCGCGATGCCCTATTAGGAAAAACACCTAAGGATTTTGATTTAGCTACAGATGCTGTTCCTGACAAAGTAGAAGAAATGATGCAAGATGCTGGTTTCAGAACCCTACCAACTGGTAAAGCTTTTGGTGTTATCAACGTATTCACTGACCAAGGAGAATATGAAGTAGCTACGTTTCGAAATGATATTGGTTCTGGTAGAAGACCAGACAGTGTTGAATTTACAAATATAGATGGTGATGTAAAAAGACGTGACCTTACAATCAACGCTTTGTTCTATGATATAGACACAAAAGAAATAGTTGACCTTGTAGGTGGTGTAGACGACCTTAAAAACGGTGTTGTGAGAACTGTTGGTGCCCCAGAAGATAGATTTGGTGAAGATAGGCTTAGAATTCTAAGAGCGATTAGATTTGCTGGTAGATTTGGTTCTGATTTAGACCCAGCAACAGATATGGCATTACAAAAAGATGCAAGTCTTGAAGGTATTTCTGGTGAGCGTATTAGAGATGAGTTTATCAAAGGATTAATCTCAGCTAAGTCATTTAAAAAATACATGGAAATGTTAGATAAATATGACTTATTCAAATGGGTGTTACCTAACATGTTATTGAATAAAAAATCATACATGAGAAACTCTGGTAAAGTTGACAATTACATTGTTGAATTGGCTAGTTTATTAAAAGATAACGAAATTGATTTGTTAAGAAGAAAATTAAATGAATTGAAATACTCAGCAGACGAAATAAAAGCGATTGTGTTTTTAATTTCATTCTTAAAATTGAGTGTTGATACCGCATACTTGTTGAAAAAAATGCAACAAACTGCTGGTGTTTCTGATAAACAAATTAGAGAATTTGGTGAGAAAGAAAACATACCAGAAAAATTGTTAAACGCTTTTGAACAATATAGACTTAGCGTTAGCGGACCAGAGGCTATGGAAAAATTTGATTTGAAACCAGGTCCTGAGTTGGGAAAAGCCATCCAAAAAATGGAAACAGCTAACTTTGAAAAATTATTAAAATAATATTGATTTCGTTTAGTGTATTAGTATATTTATTCGTATAAACAAAAAGAATATGGCAAAATTTTTAGTAACATTTACCGACACGTTAGATGACATTGAAATTAACGGTTTTACCGTAATGACAGAAAAAGAAGTTGAAAGCTTTGAAGAAACTGCGATGAGCATTACATGGCCTTTTATTTACGCCATGGGTCAAGATGAATTAGAATTCTCAAGTGGAGATGATTTCTTATCTAGAGTTGATTTTAAAGAAATTACAAATGAAGAAGCT